GCCAAGAAATAATTTAAGGCTATCCATGATTGGTCAGCCAGCACGTAAGACATGGTACTCTGTCAGGTCAACTGAACAGGAAGAACTATCTGGGTCTGACTACATCAAGTTCCTATATGGAGATATTCTTGAAGCACTTCTTGTCTTTCTTTCCAAAACATCTGGTCACAAAGTAACTGATCAGCAGAAACAGGTAGTACTAAATGATGTTGTTGGTCATCAAGATGCGGTAGTTGATGATGTTCTTGTTGACTTTAAGAGTGCATCGTCCTTTTCTTTTAAGAAGTTTACTGAGGGTATGGTATTCAAAGATGATCCGTTTGGCTATGTCGCACAATTATCTGCGTATGCTCAAGCTAACAATGCTAAAGAAGCTGGATGGGTTGTCATTGATAAGACAACAGGCCAGATAGCTTATTGTCCTGTTCATCAGATGGAGATGATAAATGCTTCACAAAAGATTGACTATCTTAGAAACGCTATCAAAGATAGTGAACCACCTGCTCGTTGTTATGATGATGTTCCTGACGGTAAGTCTGGGAATATGCAGTTATCTGTTGGTTGTAACTATTGCCCTCATAAGTTTGATTGTTGGTCGGATGCTAACAATGGTAAAGGACTACGTGCATTCCAGTACGCAAACAATATCAAGTATCTAACTAATGTAGATCGCGAACCGAATGTCCCAGAAATACAAATTTAGATCACGCTCTGAACGTAGAGCAGCAGACTATCTGATAGCTTTGAATGTTGACTTTGAGTTTGAACCACATTATATTCCGTATATGTGGATTGAATCTAAGAAATATCTTCCTGACTTTATTCTACCCTCTGGTATTATACTAGAGGTGAAGGGAAGGTTTACTCTTGACGATAGAAAGAAACATCTTTTTCTTAGGCAGTCTAATCCTGACTTGGATGTAAGATTTGTATTTGATAACCCTAACAATAAACTAAACAAAGGAGCGAAGACTACCTATGCAGATTGGTGTAAGAAGAATGACTTTATATTTTGTAAACTCTCTGATGGTATTCCCGACAGTTGGTTAGATGAGAGAAGGAACAGAAAAGTTTCTGGTAGAAATAGAAAGTCTAGTAGAAAACAAAACAACAAGTCCTGAACAAATATTGTTTCTTGGTGTTGTCTTACAGGCAATGCTTGATGCAACTAAACCAGAAAATAACAGAGAGTCAATCGAGTCTAAGACAGCACGTGATGCTGCAAAGGCATGGTTCTTTGCTTCAGTTGGTGTAACTGCTGAAGACTTTAGTACTGTCTGTGATATAGCAGGTGTGGATGCAGGGTATGTTCGTAGCTTTGCATTCAAGGTTATTAAATCTAAGGAGATTAAATATGTTCGTAGGCGTATCAATGCCGTCCTCACATTCGACTAGGAGAAAACAAATGGACAGAGACACAGAGATTGCTAAAATGTATGCTGCACTACCAAACTTTAAGTTTGATGAGTCAGAATATATAGACGAGATGCATGAGTATATTTCTTCTACATATAAAGAACATTACGCCAAGGGTAAATACCAAGCCACAGATATCATACTTGACAGTGGACATGGTGAAGGTTTTGTTATGGGTAACATATTAAAATACTGGAAGAGGTATGGTAACAAAGAAGGAAAGAACAGGAAGGACTTGCTAAAGATTATTCACTATGCGATAATCATGCTTTATGTCCACGATCATGTAACTAAGGGAGAATAGAATACATGCCTACATTTCGATCCAATGAAAATCCAATGTTCCGTTCCAAGTTTAGTGAGGATATCTTCAAACATAAGTATGCACATCATGGTTGTGAGACATGGGCAAGCCTAGCCTCTGTACTGGTAGAAGATGTTTGTTCTCCTCAGTTAAAACAAGATGAGATAGATCAACTTAAAGAATATATAACTGATCTAAAATTTATTCCCGGTGGTAGGTACTTGTACTATGCTGGTAGACCTAACAAGTTCTTTAACAACTGTTATCTTTTGAAAGCAGAAGAAGATACACGTGAAGATTGGGCAGACCTATCATGGAAGAGTGAGTCATGTCTGATGACAGGTGGTGGTATTGGTGTAGACTATTCTGTATACCGTGAAGAAGGTAGAGTGTTGTCAGGTACTGGTGGTCTTGCTTCTGGTCCTATCCCTAAGATGTTAATGATCAACGAAATTGGTCGAAGGGTAATGCAGGGTGGTAGTCGTAGGTCAGCTATCTATGCCAGTATGAACTGGAAACATGCTGACATAGAAAAGTTTCTTATCAGTAAGAACTGGTATGACATGCCAGTTGGTAACACAGGCTTTACTATCGGTCAGGTAAAGGAACAAGATTTTAACTACATAGCTCCGCTGGACATGACAAACATCAGCGTGAACTACGATACTGAATGGTTAATTAACTATTGGGAGACAGGTGATGTTGGGACTACATTTAAGCAGAATGTACGACAAGCCTTACAAACCGCCGAACCGGGATTCTCTTTTAACTTCTTTGATAAAGAAAATGAAACACTACGTAATGCATGTACTGAAGTTACTTCAGAAGATGATTCAGATGTTTGTAACTTAGGTTCAGTTAACCTTGGAAGGGTAGATACTATAAAAGAGTTTAAAGATATTGTACACTTAGCTACTAAGTTTCTTATGTGTGGTACTCTTAAAGCCAAGCTACCTTATGATAAAGTTTATAAAGTACGAGAGAAGAATCGTAGGCTTGGTCTAGGTCTAATGGGTATGCATGAGTGGTTAATTAAGCGAGGTTCTAAGTATGAAGTTACTGATGAACTACACCAATGGTTAGGAGTTTACAAAGGAGTAACTGATGATACTTCTAAAAAGACTGCTTATGAAATGAATATCAGTAGACCAGTAGCTAATAGAGCTATAGCACCTACAGGAAGCATTGGTATTCTTGCAGGTACAAGCACAGGAGTAGAACCTATCTTTGCTGTATCATACAAGCGGAGGTATTTAAAAGGAGGCACACGCTGGCACTACCAGTATGTAGTAGATAGTGCAGCACAGGAGTTGATTGATCTTTACGATACTAAACCAGATGATATTGAGTCTGCTCTTGATCTTGCAGGGGATTATAAAAGACGTATGAAGTTTCAAGCTGACGTTCAAGACTATGTAGATATGTCCATTTCCTCTACTATTAATCTACCATCATGGGGAAGTAAGCTAAACAATGAAGACACTGTTATGGACTTTACTAATACTCTTGCCTCTTACGCACATCGCTTACGTGGCTTTACTGTATACCCTGATTCATGTCGTGGTGGGCAACCACTAACATCAGTACCTTATTCTGAAGCTGTTGATAAGTTAGGTGAGGAGTTTGAGGAAGGTCTTGAGACACATGACATTTGTGACATTACTGGACACGGAGGGAGTTGCGGAGTTTAATGCTTACGTATCACACGTATAAAGAGGTACTGCCAAAAGAACTATGCAATGGTATAGTAGGTATTGCAAAGGAGTTAGACAGTCAGGAAGCTGATGTATATCAGAATGGCAGTAGTGTTCTACTTCAAGAGGTAAGGAATAGCAGACTTACTTGGTTAGAAAATCCTGAACTAACTTCCATTCTGCAACTGTACGCAGAGACAGCTAACAAGGAAGCTGGCTGGGACTTTCACATAAATTGCTTTGAAACTCCACAGATTTCCTTCTATGGTAAGGGACAGTTCTACGACTGGCACATGGATGCTGGTGTAGAACTACCCTCTGATCCTTACAGAAGAAAGCTGGCAGTGTGTGTCACACTTAACAGTGAGTTTAAGGGTGGTGATTTACAGGTACAGAAGTGGGTGCATCCTCAATCTGGAGACAGGTTTGATACACTTAAAGATATGAGAAAAACTGGCAGCATTGCTGTCTTTCCTTCCTTTGTCTATCATCGTATTACAAAAGTAAAAGAAGGTGAACGATGTTCATTTGTCTGTTGGTTTAGAGGAGAAAAGTTTACTTAACTTTTTTCTTGACAACAATTGTATACTGTAGTAGTATGTGTATGGTACGACCATAGTGGTGTGCCAAACTAACTTGCTTAACAAGGAGATAACAATGAACTTTATTGACTATATTAACAAAAATCGTATGACACTCCCAGACTATATGTTGGGATTTACCTTTGAAGATTTGTTCAAGCATGTGCCAAGTAATGTTGGTGCGTTCCCTCCGCATGATTTAGAAAAGGATGATAATTTTTATAAGCTAACACTTGCTGTTGCTGGTTACTCAAAAGAAAATATTTCAATTGAATTGGAGGATAGTATTCTTAATATTGTTGGCGATAGAGATGGCAATGATAATAGAAACTATATTGTATCAGGCATTGCGGCACGTAAGTTCCGTAAATCATTCTCCTTGTCTGATACTATGGAAGTAAGAGACGCAGACTTAAAGGATGGTCTTCTTACTATTACATTGGAAGAAGTTGTTCCTGAAGAAGAACAACCTAAGTTGATCGAAATAAAGTAGACGTAATACTTAGGGGGTGTGCTATTATCTGAAGCGCATCCCCTTTTTTTAAAGGAATACAATGAGTTTTTTAGATACTGAACCAACAATTAAAATAGATTTAACAACTACTACCTGTGATAATCTTGTTGTAGAAATATTAAAGACAGTAATAATAGATGATCTTAGTAGTGATCTAATTGAAGATGAGTTAAAGAATGCTATGCTAACAACACTAGAATATTTTATGATACCCTCAGAGTTTACTACATTTAAAGAACTTACAGAAAAGATTGCAGAGGAAGCTACTGATGAGTAGTCTACCTACAGTTTATATAGGTTATGATCCTAAAGAAGAAACTTATTGTGACGTTCTTGAGTACAGTATTAATAAACATGCTTCTTCTCCTGTTAATATTGTTAGATTAAAACAGGATAGTGTTAGGCGTACAGGTTTGTACTGGAGAACTATGACAATTAAAGATGGTCAACAGGTAGATTCATTTGATGGAAAACCTTTCTCAACTGAGTTTAGTTTTACACGTTTTCTTGTACCGTTTCTAAATGTACATCAAGGTCATGCGTTATTTATGGACTGTGATATGTACATGAGAGATGATATAAATAAATTATTTAACCTCTTTGCTTATAGAGATTTTTCTGTAGCTTGTGTACATCATAAGTACCAACCTACTGACAAATATAAAATGAAAAATAAAGTACAACAAAATTATTTTAGAAAGAACTGGTCAAGTTTTATGTTGTTTAACTGTGGTAATCCAGAACTAAATGAACTAACTGTGTCTTCTGTAAACACCAGTAGCGGAAGTTGGTTACATGGTATGTGTTGGGTAGAGACAGTAAGTCAGGTATCTGAAGAATGGAATTGGCTTGATGGTCATTCATCTGAAGACATTGATCCTAAGTGTGTACACTTTACAACAGGAGGACCGTTGTTTAGAAACTGGGAAGGTAAAAGAGATATTGATAATCAATATGCAAAAGAATGGAATGAATTATACAGGGAGATGAGTGAACAATATGACTAAGTTTGTAACATCATTCAGTGCTAGTGGTTATGTAAGCTACGCTAAGAATATGCTAGAGTCAGTGGAAAAGTTTTGGAAGAACGATCTAAAGTTAATAGCATACTACCATGACTGCCATGAAGAATTAGTAGCTGACTTTCCACAGTCAGAAGTTATTGAGTATCGTAATCTAAATGATGTTCAAGACATGCTTGACTATAGAGAAAGAATGAAGGACCATGATGGTACTGAGGGTGGCAATATGCAGTACAACTGGCGTATGGATGCTATCAAGTGGTCACACAAAGTATATGCTATGACTGACCTATCCTTAGAGATTGGTGAGAAAGAGGCAAAGGGTGGATGGATGATCTGGTTGGATGCTGATACAGTAACCACTAAGCCTTTCTCTCAGAAAAATTTAGATACCTTTGTTTCCCAAAAAGCAGAGTTGGTTTACTTAGGTAGGAAAGACGTTGACTATAGTGAAACTTCTTTTATTGCTTTCAATCTTGACTATGAGTCACCTCACTATCTATTAGCTGACCTACGAGGATGCTATGATATTGGTGAGGTAGTATCGTATCGTGAGTGGCACGATGGTTTTATCTTTGAACGACTATTAAAAATATATCTTGCTCATGGTATGAAGGCACAGAACCTAACACCTAATGTAAAAGGTCTTGCTGCCTTTACCAACTCTCCACTATCTGAGTATATGGTACACTATAAGGGTAATCTAAAGCAGAAAATATCTAAGGAAGAAGTTACACCTGATGTTAATCTTCCTCGCTATCGTCAGCTTGCTGATCTGGTACGTACATATGCTACTGATAGTATCGTAGAAGTAGGTACATGGAATGGTGGACGTGCTATTGAAATGTCCCTTGCTGCATTTGAGAAGACTGATACACTACACTACACAGGCTTTGATCTATTTGAAAATGCAACAACAGAAACAGACGAGTTAGAGTTTAACGATAAAGCACACAATGCCTTGGAAGCTGTGACAAAACGTCTTACAGAATTTGCAGAGAAGATGAAAGAAAAAGATAAGACGTTTACCTTTAACTTGTACAAGGGTGATAGTAAGAAGACACTAAAGAAACACCGTAGTAAGTTAAAGAATGTATCCTTTGCATTCATTGATGGTGGCAACAGCGAGGAAACAAAGAAGGCAGACTATGATAACCTTGACCATGTTCCTGTTATTGTCTTCAATAATTTCTTTTCCAAAGATCAGGAAGGAAAGATTGTTGACGAGAAACATCAGACAGTAAACCGTTTTGTAAAGTCTTTAAAGGGTAAACGTATTACAGTTCTTCCTTCACAGGACAGAGTAAAAGATGGTGGACATACACACCTAGCCGTGCTACTGAATGATGATGACTTACCTGATTTACCTGTAGAGTTTAGGCGTGTACCTATTGTAGTTCAGCCACGTGACTCTGTGCCAAAGGACAACATCGTTGATAATATTAATAAGAATGTAGAACTTATCAGCAGTTGGGACATGATCCGTAATTGCCACGTACATGACGAACATGCTATCATTGTGTCTGGTGGATCATCTATTGACTTTAAGGAACTGAAGAAGCTACAAAAGAAAACAAATGGACGAATTGTCTGCGTAAAGCATAGCTATCCAAAGCTGCTCAAGGCTGGTATAAAACCATGGGCATGTGTTATACTAGACCCTCGACCTATTGAAGGTGAAAGTACACATGGTGTTGTACGGTCCACTCTGTTTGAGACAGTTGATCCAAGCACCATGTTTTTCATTGCATCAATGACTGATCCTTCAGTTACAAAACTACTACAGTCTAAGACTAATCAAGTATATGGATGGCACGCTTACTCACAGGCAGTAGCTAACACAGTAAAGAATCAAGAAGGTAAGAGTCTAAAGATCAATGAGAAACTAAATGTACCTGAAGACACTACGTTTGTTAATGGTGGTACTTGTGCAGCAATGAGAGCAATAGGCATGATGCATATCTTTGGCTTTAGAAACTTTCATCTGTTTGGTTTTGACTGTTCATTCCCTGATGAGACAGCTATTGATCTGAAAGAAAAGTTAGAAGACGGTAGAAACAAGTACATGAAGGTAGAGACAAACGGTTCAGAGTTTTGGACTACTGGTGAACTTCTAGCAATGGCACAGGATTGTGAAAAACTATTCGACAATGATGCTATTGAAATGAATATCTTTATGTATAGTAAGAACACTCTTGTTGCTGAAGTTTTCAAAACTTCAAAGCAAGCAGATAAAGTTTATTATACTAATCTAATTACTAAACAGGCAGCTTAAAGGAGAATCAAATGCTTGAACTTGTTACTAATAATTCAGACGTTATTCTTAGCACTGTTACTGGTGTTATTACAATTGCAAGTCTTATTATTGCAGGAACTAAAACACCTGATCCTGATACAATTCTTGGTAAGATATACAAAGTAGTAGAGTTTCTAAGTTTAACCATAGGTAAAGCCAAAGAAACAGGAAAGCCTGAAGTAAAACCTGAAGAGGTTAAGGTTATTAAAGGCACAACTGAGAAGGTAGACTAATGCTTTCTTTATTTTCTTCTGTGCTAAATATCTTTACAAAGATACTGCCTTTAGTCTTTGCGTTTAAGGCAGGAAGAGATAACGCACAGAAGAAAGAACTTGAACAGGCAGTTAAGAATACACAGGAAAGAAATAAAATTGAAAACGAAGTTAGCCGTATGTCTGACGGTGATGTTATTAAGCGGTTGCGAAAGCGTTGGAGGAGAGGCGGCGTTCTGTAGTTGGTCCTTTCCAATTCTTATCAGTGATGCTGATTCTATCTCTAACGATACTGCTCGTCAGATACTAAGTCATAACCTTATATGGGAAAAGTTTTGTAAATGAAAGAACTTAATCTAAAGCAGGAGAAGTTCTGTCAAGCCTATGTAATGTATCGTAATGCTACTGAAGCTGCTAAAGCTGCAGGGTATTCTGATACGTCTGCACATACACAGGGTCATAGACTAAAGCAACGACCTGAGATTAACGAGCGTATTGAGGAACTTGAGAAGGAACTTGAGACACGCATTGACGTTATTGCAGAGGTAGAAAACCAATACAATTATGCTAAGAGTGCAGGACATACCAACAGTGCAATCAAAGCACTAGAGGTATTGTCCCGCATTCGTTCTACAAAGGAAGAAGAAGCTGTTAAATCTATTGCTGAACTAGAACAGGAGATAGTTAATAGCTTAGAGATATTGGGAGAAGACAGAGCATCTAAGATGTTTCTTAAATGCTCTTGGTTTACTCCTGTGGAGAATGAGGATTACGTTGAAGATGACTGCTAGCTAGTTCATCTATAAAAGGATGACGACCATTATGCATGTGTTGTAAAGTTATTACATCTTTTTGTAGACTTTTAATTTGTTCTTGAACCTGACCTTTTCTTTTATGTTCAGCAGCGAGATTATCTGGACTAAGAATATCAGATAGTACTTTTATTTGTTGTCTTAGTACAGCTACATTATTCTCTGTTTCATCAAGTTCTCTATTTACCTCATCAACATGACCTTTAATTTCTTCTTGAGTTGCCTTCAATGTATTTACCTGTGCACGTACTAATGCCCATGCACCAGACAGTGATGCAACTACTGCTCCAACTTGAAACAGAAACTGCGCATCCATTTCCATTAGTTAGAAACATTCTTAATATAGATAACAGAAAAGTCAGCAGACACAAGATTGTTTGACCCTGAACTAGCTGCTCTCATCTCAAGGTCAGTCTTTTCCTGTACTTCAATTGGATATTTAATAATAAAGTCTGCTATACCACCAGACCCAATAGTTTGTTTTATCATAGTTCTAAATACACCACCAAAATTTCTTTGTATTGCTCTGATAGAGACGTACTGATTGGCATTTGTTGTACCTGTTGCCACATTAAAATGATCAAAGTATCCTGTATAACCTGCAGGTACTGTCCAAAGTCCCATAAGAGTTTGATTCTCTCCCAGTGTAATCTGAGCATAGATAGTAGCAGGAACACCAGTAGTTACAGTTCCTACACCCACATAGATATTACCTGCTGCTGTACCTCCTGATCCTGCTGTCAGAACATATGCTCTGTTTACTCTAAGAAAAGAGGTGGTAGTATTTACTGCTGTCTGACCATTAAGAGTTACAATTTCTTCTGCCTCATTGTAGTCTGCATCAAGACCTTGAACAAGAATAGTCCTTGCTCCTGTACCTGCAGCAGTATCATTAGTAGAACCAGATGAAACTTTCATTACAGTAGCTGCAGATGGATAGGCATAGATACCACCAGCATCCCAGATAGTTTCTTCAGCACCGTTAATATCTGGATTAAATCCAAATTTAAAGATGATCTTGTGATCATATATTTGATTACGAGATACCTGTAAATCAAATGGTTCGTTCTTGCCAAATCTTGTAACTGATGATGGTAAACCCATAGTTATTCTCCTGTTAATCTACTACTTTATCTCTTAAATCTTCCAGTAACTCTTCTATAGAATCTACAAAATCTTTCTTTGAATCTCGCACAAGTGGAAGATTTCTAAGAAGTGGCACAAGATTTGTAATCTCTCTTGCTAATGCTCTTGGTTCATCATTAAATAAATAACCATAACCCGCTTGACCCATATTTGTAATCTGACTTATAACTGGCCCAGCTATTGCAGCTAAGAAATTTGATCCATACTTTTGAGCATTCAATGCTTCAATTCCCATTGTACTTGTTCCAAGTATGCCTGTACGTAGAATTGATTCAGTTAATTTTTCTTTACCGTCTAACTTAGAGAAAGGACTTTCATCCGAATCATCACCATAACGTATCTGATCACGCAACCCTTGAGCAAACATAGACACTGCCATGATAGATGCAAGAGCAACACCGTATCTTACTATGTCTGCATCTGGCATACGTCCCTTAAACAATGGAACAAGAACATCTCTGTAAAGTCTAGCTCCAACTATATTACCAAAGGCAGCAGTAAAACCTTTTAACTGTGCAACAGTAGCTAGATGTGGATTGCTCATCCACAATGGCCTGTTAACTGCATTAGGTGACATGATAAATTCATCTACAGTTTTAGACATAACCTTTCTAATTAATTCAGGATCACCTTGTCCTTGATACAAACCATTTGCCCATCCTTGCACTACATCTTCCATAGGATTAACAATACCCTGTGCAGTAAGACGCTTACGTGCATCTACAAACTCTCTAGTCTTAGGTACTCCTGCGTCTGTATACCTGCGAACAGTACGTAGGTCATCTCTCATCTGAAGACGAGCAGCTTGAAATGCCATGTCCCTACTAATCTGTGTGAGTGTAGTAAGAAGTGTTGCTCTAAAGAAAGCATTACCCACTTTTCTTGAAACAGTTACACCAGCTAAGTCACCAAATCTATCGGCAAGTGTACCATCAAGTCCCTGAACAATACCTCTAAATACTTTTTCAGATTCTGTTCTAGGTAGTTTAGGAAACACTGTTCTAAGACCAGCAGCTAAACCATTGTATGCTGCATTCAATCCACCAAATAATGCATACTTGGGATTTATTCTTGATAGAATAATAAGAGGTTCTGACAGAGCAGTTAGACCAACAAGAGGAAGTGTGTAAATATACCCTGAAGTTAATCCCCACTTCTGAATTGCTTGCGCTCTCTTGTCTTTAAGAGGCTTGTACTTACCCTGTATTGCATCAAAGATATCTACAATACGATCAACCTCTGGCTGAGTTATATTATTTTCCTTTGCCAGTTCAGGTACATTTTCTTGTATGCTTCTTTTAAGTTTCTCACTTTGTATTTTTTTGTTTGAATCTAACATATAACGATAGAGAATACCTTCTACATTCGTCTCAATTAAACCCTCATCATACAACCTGTCTCGAACACGCTTAGGAAGCTGTCGTGATTGTTCAAAAGATTTTGTTGCTGTGCTTGTCTGCTTATCAGGACTACGATACTGATCTATATTTAATTTAATATCATTGGGATTGTACATCCCTTCATTGCTTTCAATATTCTCTGCAACAGAAGCAGCAGCTTGGCGTGTCATTCCCTCCTCTTGTAGAATACGCATCATCTTTCTACGTGCCAACGGTCCTGTCTTGAACATGACAGGAAGATAACCAGCAACGTAAGGAATGTCTACACCAGCATCGACAAGTTCTTTATACTTACCTGTAGCTTCTGGTTGAAATAAAACTTCTCCCTCTAGTGGTTTAAATTTACGTAACACTTCTTTTTTAATTAATGCTTCTTCACTAGGAGATTGTGCTACTCGTTGTTCTATTTCTTGTTTAACATCTCTTGCTCTATCTTTAAGAAGACTAAATATTTGAGAATTAACATAAAACCTACCTGTATTTGGATTTATCTTTCCAAGAGTTTGAGACTGTTCTTGTGTCATGTCAGGATTATCTATCAGTTCCTGAAGCATAGACCTTTCAACCTTAATTGTTTGTAGCGGCTTACCTGTTTCAGGATCAGTTTCAATATTACCTAGATAATTTCTAAGATTACGTGCTGCTCTCATAATGTCAGGATCAGGATCAGAGTCTACCTTGTTCTGAAGAACATCAGAAAGACGCTTCATCTTCTCTGATTTTATTGCCTTTTGAAAAGGAAGTTTAACTCCTCGTTTTAAAGGTTCAAATAGCTCTACCAAACCATTAATAGACTCACCAGTCTCAGGGTCTTGAAATGTTTCAGTAGCATCTTTGCCTACAGCGGCACTTAAATTATCATAGAAAGAATTTAAGTCATTAACTAGAGTAGCGCCACGTTCTCCACCCGTTTCAAATAAACCCCTAAGAGGAGAGATGGAAGATTTAAGTACACCACTAAACAAACGAGAGCTATCCATTCGTTTAGCATCTTTGAAGTAACCCATAAAACCTTCTGCTTTGGCAATGTCTGTCTCTTCATTCTGCACAGCTTCATCTAGTTTAGCTATCTTGTTTCTTTCTTCTAATTCTTTTTCTGCTAATGATTGTTTCATTCTACCAGAGACAAAACCTGAACCTGCTCCTAATGTGCCACCAGTTACTGCACCTAATGCAGCAGCATCTATAAGACGTTTTGTTGCTATTTCATTTTCATATGGAACAAGACCTTTACCTGCAGCAAGTCCAGCCGCTCCCATTTGTGTAAACTCTTGCAGTCCTTCTGTCACACCTTCAGTAACAAAACCTTTTCCTCCACCTTTTGCAATATCTCCTGTAACTCTACCAGCATTCTCAACAATTGTCTTTGCTGCACTAGAACCAAACTCTGTAGATAACTCTTCTACTATAGCTTTCTTACCAAACTGTTTGATAAGACCAGTAAGAATAACACCAGCACCTATTCTATCTAACAGTCCTGAAACAACACCTCCTGACATAGCAGCAGTAGTAGCAGTATCTTCATCTGCTCCTAGTTTTTTAGCTTCGTCATATATAGGTTTTGTAGCTAACAATGAACCTGCAAGAAGAGGTAAACCTATAGCTACTGTTCCTGTAAGAACGGCAGGTGCGCCAGCAACAGCAAGAGGAATTGCAGCTAGACCTGCAGCTACTGGTAAGCCAGTTGAACCAAGACCATCAGCTACCATATCTTTAAGAAGTAGACCACCACGTTCTAGTGCTGAACCTACATCACCATCAGAACCGTATACCTTTTCAATTTCTTCTAAACCTTCAGTAAATGAACTTGTTCTTGTTGGTGCACCATACTGTTTAATATCTATGTCTTGTTCTAGCGCATTACCAATTGCCCACTTTTCTAAATCTTCTAAGCCTAACTTTCTAGCATATAACGCTATACTCTCAGCCATAGTTTTCTGAGACTCATTAAAAGAACGTCCTACTCTAGATGTAAAAGAATCACCATCATAAAGAGTAAAAGTTGATGGGCTAGTTACTGTTTCAACAGAAGGTTGTTGAGATAAATCAATATCTTTAAATGGATCAAGATATGCAGAATAGCTCTCTTGATTACCACCTTGTAGTAACCTTAAAGTTTCTTCATTTATTCTCTGTGCTTCTGACATAGATTATTTACTTAGGTTTAGGTGATAATTGTTTAGCCATAGCATTATAAAGTGTACTTAAATTACCTTTATCTTTTGATGTTTGATGTGCATTATATACACTTATAAAGCTTGCAGTAGGTAGCTTTTTCATTGCCTCTACAGCCGTCAGACCTACGTATCCCTTTTCCGCTAGGTCCTTCTTTGTTGAATCACTTAAATAGTTAAATACAACTCCTTCATTACTAAAGAAACTTTCTTGTTGATCTTTAGCAGCTTCAATATCGTCTTTACCTAATTTAAATCTAGTTGATAAATCAGTTCGTAATTTTAATATATGCTTGTTTTCTTCAAGAATTTGCTTTCTTGCTTTTATTTGATTTAATATAGAATCAGATTTTCCTTCAGCTATATATCTAGCTTCTAGAATATCTAATTTTTTACGTTCATTATCTAACGTTGTTGATTTAAGACTTAAATCTCGTTCTTTATAATACATATCAGCTTGAGTTTTAGTAAGACCTAACTTATCTTGTAGTTCTCTTCGATCTAGTTGAGATGCATTCATAACAAGTGCACGTTGCTTATCGTTTAACTTAGATAAGTTACCAACTAATTGAGATTCTTTTGCTCCCTTTCCTACAGCTTCAAGTAAAGTCTGTCCACCGGGTTGTGCAAGAATACTAAATCCAAAGT